GCAAGTCAAATACAGCAAAACCAGCCAAGCCGTCGGCACCATCAACAACGTCTTCGACGTCTACCCCTGGCTACAGACCTACCTCGGCCCCTACTGCCTAGGCGGCTCGGGCTCCTTCCAACTCCGCGTCTACAGAGGCTGAAATGGCTGGCGCCCTCGACTCCCTGTTCAAGTCCGTCGCCAAAGACGTCGTTGCCGAACTTGGCACGTCCCTAGACACTACCATCACCTACACCCGCAAAGCCACCCCCACCTACAACACCAGCACCGGCGCACTAACCACAACCAACACCAACTACTCCAATATCAAAGTTCCCATCGAATTTGTGGTCTCCGAGGAAGAGGAAGGCCGTGAACAACGCCAAGCCAAGATTTACATCACCCCCGACCTAATCGGCAACAACCAACCTACGTTGGGCGACGAAGTCATCTTCACCTACGCCGGCTCCAGTCGCACCGCCCAAATCACCGACATCCGCACCTATCGCGGCGGCCAAACCTACCTCTTCATCCTGCTGGTGCGCTTCTAATGGCACGCCGCGGACTTCGGGACATTCTTCCCGACCTCAACAAAAAACTCAGCGCCGACTACAACACCTTCATCCAGCTGGCGCTCGAAGGTCTCGCCAGCAAAGACCATAGCCCTGTCTACACCGGCTTTTTCGCCTCCAGTTGGAAAGCCTCGACCCAACGCACCAAGCCAACAGACCGCGTCGAAGACTTCGAGCCCTGGGCAGGACTTAAAAAACGCCGCGACAAAGGCGACACAACTGCCTACAAAATTGAACCCCGTTTCGCCACTCCATCATTCCGTTATACGGACAAAGTATTTATCGGCAACAGCACAAGGTACGCCGCCTACGCTCTCGAAAATCCCAAAGTTGCCACCTTCGTCCAAAGCCAACTCCGCCCTCTTCTGCAAGCCAGCTTCAACGAAAAACGCACACCACAAGTCTTCGTTGGAACGACCAAAGGCACAGGCGGTTTGGGCTTCCTCGGCGGCCGCGATTATGTTTCCTACGAGAGGATCTAAGCCATGGCACTTGTAAACACCCGCGCCGCATTTGAAAAAGCCGTCACCGACGCTGTCGCCGCCGTCGATCCGACAGTGACCATGGTGTACGACAACGTCCCCTACACCACACCCAGCAAAACCACCAAGTACGTGGCCATGACGGTGAACTTCACCCAGGCCACCATGCAAAACATGGGCGCCGCCTCCGACTTTTATAGCGGCGTCGTCCAGTGCAACATCTACGTCCCCAAGAACGCTGGAACGTCCACCCTCTCCTCCCTGTGCGAAGCGGTGATCGACGGCCTCACCTCCGTCAACGCCTCCGGCTACACCGACACCTTCACCTGCAAGCCCAAAGTCCGCGACATCACAGGTCCCACACCACTGGACATTGAAGACCGCTCGCACTTTGTGGGCATCATCTCTTGCCAATTCACGGCAAACGCCTAGTGTATTATTGAACAACTTGCACCCGCTCCATGCGAGCCGTTGAACTGCTCCGCAACAAATTCGGAGTCAGCCAGCTTTACAAGCACGAAGTCAAGTCCGGTGACGAGACCCTGCTGGAGATCTACTGGCACCCTCTGACCATCGCCGAGCGCGAGTCCATCCAGAAAAAGTCCGGCACCGATGATGCTGGTGACTTCGCGCTGAGTCTGATGATCGAGAAAGCCCTCGACAAAGACGGCAAGCGCTTGTTCCAAGACGGGGACCGCGCCGCCCTCCGCCGCGAAGTCGAAGCCAGCATCCTCCAGGAAATCCAACTGGCAATGCTGACCTCTGGCTCCGAAACCAAGGTGGAGGAAGCGAAAGCCGCTCTAAAAAGCTGACTCCAGCTGGTTTTTCATCTACTTCTTAGCCACGGAGCTGGGGATGACGGTCGCCCAGCTCACGAGCCAGCTCACGCAGGAAGAGCTTACGACCTGGGCTGCATACTTTGAAATCCGCAGCGAGGAGGAGGAAAAGGCGATGGAACGGGCCAAACGCCAAAGTCAGACTGGAACGATGCGTTCCAAGTAAACTGCTAACAGACTCTTCTACGCCCTGCCGTGGCCAATTACAGCGTAGACATTGAAGTAGGGCTAAAGGGCACAGAAAAACTGCGTGATCTTCGCAGCAACATAGATGCGTTAGCTAGCAAAATTAACACCATTAACAATTACGCAGATGTATTTAAAGCGCCTCTGCAAAATATCCAAAACTACAACAAAGCTCTAAAAGAAGCCGCTGACGCACTAAACAAAGCAGAACTTGGAACCAAAAACGAATCCGATGCAATAAAACTATTCGTGCAAGCTCTTGGCAATGCCGAAGGCGCTCGAAAGCGGCAAATCAGCTTAATTGAACAGGAAATTGATGCCCAACGACGTCTCCAAGTTCAGCAAACCAAGTCCTCTCGTACCATTGAACTGGGTCCTGGAGGTTTAGGTTTTAGCGGTGGTTTTAGTGCGGCTGATCGCGCCCGCGCCAACCAAGCTGCCCGCGAAAAAGAAAACGCCGGCCGCCGACAGACACTGGAGCTACTAAACAGGGAAGTTTTATTTGAAATCAGGCTGCAAAACATTCGTGAACGTAGTGCAGCACTAGCAGCCAAACAGTCCCGCCAAGGCGGCGCTCTATCCAACGCCGTAATCGGTGGCGCGTTCCCCTTACTATTCGGTCAAGGTCCAGGTGCCGCTCTTGGTGGTGCCTTAGGTGGAGGCATCGGCGGACGCCTCGGAGGACAAGCCGGATTCGGTGGATCCCTAGTCGGTACCTTTGTCGGCCAAGCAACTATTGATTTTGCCATCAACAGTGTTGTCCAACTTGGAAACGCCTTAAAGAAGCCCACAGAAAACATCCAAGAACTTACAAAATTTCTAAGCATTGCCGGAACTGAAGTAAGTGCAACCATCGACGTTTTGCGCGGCTTGGGGCTTGAGTCAGTCGCGGCATCCGTCGCTGTTCAGGAGCTAGAGCAACGCTTAGGTGATCAAGGTTTTAAAGACTTAAAAACTATTTCAAAAGACCTACAAGAGTTTGACAACACTCTCCGCGATTTGCGTCTGGCGGCTGCTTTGCTTGGAACTAAATTTAAACCCCTGCTTGACTTTATTACTGCAGTAGTTAGTGCTGCCGCTAAAGCAGGACTCCCACGAGGAGGAACGCTCGGCACAGTTTCCAATGTGGCGTTGTCCATGGGAACTGGCGGTGGACGCGGCGCACAAACCACCGGCACAAGGACTACAAACGCCGATGCAACTATTGAGAGCGTCATAGCACGCCGAGTTGCTCTCGCCGCCAACGAAGTTTCCCTGGAGCGTGAACGGCTGTCATTGGGACGTGTAGCCCTCGCATCCCGCCAAGGGGAGCTTCAGATTCAACGCTTGTCGGCAGATCTTGAAGAGAAAAAATTAAACTTACTAAAAGAACAGGATCCCGCTAAGCGTAAACTTCTGGGACTTGAAGTTCAAATAACCGAACAGCAGAAGCGCCAAGCGGAAGCAGCTCGCCAAAATGCAATCATTGAAGCCCAACGCCAAGTACAGCGTGACCTTGTAGGACTTGAAATCCAAAAAGAAGGCGTAAGCACACAAATAAATAACCTAGTTGCAGAGCGAATCACACTTCAACGTGGCGAGTCCGCCGGCATGGTTGCACGCTTAGATATGCTCAACGACGAACTTCAATCTCGTGTCCGCGTATTACAGTACCAAAGAGATATTTCGCTAATAGGAGTAAATGAGGCTTCTGTCCGCACTGAAATAAATGAGCTGTATAAGGGCCAACTGTCTCAACTTCTCATTGAAATAAACAATAGAAAAGAAGCTCTAAAACAGCAACAAGCTCAGTACAACCTTAGCCAGCTTCAAATTCAACAACAGCGCGAACTATCAAATCTACAAACAAAAACCCAGTACGCACTACAGATATCCACGCTTAAAGCCGAAAGCGACCCCCGTTTCCTGGGACTTTTTGGCGGTAGCCGCCGTACCCAGGAAATAATGCAGCTGGAACAGCAAGCAACGCTGTCCACAATGACCACACAGCTTTCTGCATTGCAGGCTCAAGCCGCCGTTCCAGGGTTAGCCCCTGACACTCAACGCGCTCTACAGCAGCAAACAGCTGCTCTGCAGGATCAAATTTCTATTTATAGACAATACCAGCCAGCACTAATTGAAGCTACAGTTTCACAGCAAAAGTTTAACGAGACACTGGCACTTACAAATCCGATTGTTGATGGCGTTTTCGAAAGTTTTATGGCCGTCGCGTCCGCAACTAAAACGGCAGAAGAGGCTTTTGCAGACTTCATGACCTCGATCGCAAATATGCTGTTCGATACAGTCAAACAAATGATTGTCCAGTACATCGCACTGGGCACTGCACGGCAATTTGCCGGCATACCCGCCGCTTTTGGAGCCGGCGCAAATTACCTAACAACGCCCTATTACGGAGCGTTCGACTTTGTTCCAGGTAGAGCAGCTGGTGGTCCAGTATCGGCAGGTCGCCCCTACCTCGTCGGCGAGCGCGGCCCCGAACTGTTTATGCCGCGCACCAGTGGCAGCATCTACCCCAACGACGCGATGGGCATGGGTGGTGCAAACATTGTCGTGAACGTCGATGCCGGCGGCTCTAGTGTGGGAGGCGATCCCGGCCAAGCCAATCAACTTGGCAAAGCCATCGGCATCGCGGTCCAGCAAGAACTCATCAAACAAAAACGTCCCGGAGGCTTGCTCGCCTAATGGCCACCTTCCCCGCCATCACCCCCACCTACGGCGCCCAGAAAAGCAGCCGCCCCAACGTCCGTACGGTCCAATTCGGCGACGGCTACCAGCAACGTCTTACCTACGGCCTCAACCAAAACCCCAAGAGCTGGAGCTTGACCTGGGAAGTCTCCGAAACCGACGCCGACACTATCGAGACCTTCCTCAACAACCGCGCCGCCGACAACGCCAGCTTCGACTGGACTCCCCTCGACGAAGCCACCTCCTACAAGTGGATTTGCCCCGAGTGGAACAAATCCGTCCCCTACAAAAATCGCGCCACCATCACGGCCACCTTCCAACAAGTATTTGAACCCTGATGGCGTATTCAGCCTGGGCTAGTTCAACCGCATACGTCGTTGGCGATATTGTCCGCGCCAGCAGCCTGCAGGCATCCGGCCTCGTCTTCCAATGCACCACGGCTGGCACCAGCTCCAGCACCCAACCCGTGTGGCCAACCGACATTGGCAGCACCATCACCGATGGCACGGTTGTCTGGACGGCGATTAGCAGCGTCTACGAAGAACTGGCCGCACTGGCACCAAGCGCCATCATCGAACTGTTTGAGATGACGCTGGATACAACCCTGCACGGCAGCAGCGACACCTACCGCTGGCACAACGGCTGCAACGCCAACGTCAGCGGCAACATCACATGGAACGGCAACACTTACACCCGCCTACCCGTCAAGGCCGAGGGTTTTGAGTACAGCAACACCGGCACACTGCCACGCCCCACGCTGACCATCAGCAATCTGGACGGCACCATGACCACACTGTTGCTTCTGGTCAACGCCACTACGCCCGGTAACGACCTCGGTGGCGCCACGGTCAAGCGGATCCGCACCCTAAAGAAATACCTTGACGGCGAGACTGCGGCAGATCCTCACGCCAAATTCCCCGATGAAATCTGGTACGTGGACCGCAAGGCGAGCGAAAACCGCGATTCGGTGAGCTTCGAACTAGCCAGCAAATTCGACCTGGCTGGCGTGATGATTCCCAAGCGTCAGATCATCGCCAACATTTGCCAGTGGAAATACCGCAGCACCGAGTGCGGCTACACCGGCAGTAACTACTGGGACGTTAACGACAATGTAGTGGGGACACTCGCAGCCGATAAATGCGGAAAACGCCTAAGTTCCTGCAAACTTCGATTTGGGGCAACCGCCGAACTCCCTTTCGGCTCGTTCCCAGGAGCAGGTTTAACTGAATGAAGCTCAGCGACAGCATTAAACAGATCGCACTGGAGCACGCTAAGGCTGAATTTCCCAAGGAATCTTGCGGCCTGGTGGCAGTGGTCAAGGGTCGCAAACGGTATTTTCCGTGCCGCAACATGGCCGAAACCCCAGACGAACATTTCGTGCTGGACCCCGCCGATTACGTCGCCGCCGAAGACCAAGGGGAAATTGTGGCGGTGGTGCATAGCCACCCCAAGACCAACCCAGCACCATCCCAAGCCGACCGCGTTGCCTGCGAAAAATCCGGCTTGCCGTGGCACATCGTCAACCCCCAGACCGAACAGTGGGGCTACTGCGAACCAGAGGGTTTCGAACTCCCCTACGTGGGACGGGAGTTCGTCTTTGGAATTATCGACTGCTACACGCTCTGCCGCGACTGGTACAACCGCGAATTCGGTCTCAATCTGCGCGACTACGACCGGCGCGACCAGTTTTGGCTCAAGGGTGAGAATTTATACCTAGACAACTTCGCCAACGAAGGCTTTTACCCCATACCGCTGGAGGAGCTGCAGTATGGCGACGCCATCCTGATGCAACTGCAGTCGCCCCTGCCGAACCACGCCGCCGTTTACCTGGGCGACCAGCTGATCCTGCACCACCTCCAGGGACGGCTCAGTAGTAGAGATGTGTTTGGCGGCTATTATCTGAAAAGCACCGCCCGAGTCCTGCGGCATGAAAGTCGTTAAGGTCTACGGCGCACTCCGCAAAAAGCTGGGTCAATGCCGTTTCCAATTTGATGTTGATACTCCAGCGCAGGCATTTAAGGCACTGTGCGTAAATTTTCCCGGCTTAGACAAATGGCTGTTGGACAGCGAAAAAGAAGGTGTAAGTTATCGCGTAACCATAGGAAAAGAAAAACTTGAAGAGCACAATTTTGTGCTTGCAGGGTGCCCATATAGCGAGCAAGAAGTATTAAGCATTACACCAATATTGGCCGGCGCAGGCGGTTCGGGCGCCCAAATTGGCATTGGCGTAGGTCTGATTGCTTTGTCGTTCCTGCTCCCTGGCGCCGGATTGTTTGGAACAACAAGTATTTTTGGTCAAGTTGCCGCCGGCTCGCAACTAGCTGTGCCGCTTGTCGGTGCGATAGGCACAGCCGGTGGAGCATTTGCAACAGCACTGGGCACAGCTTTCAGTTTGGTTGGCGCCAGCTTAGTTTTAGGTGGCATTGCCCAAGCTATTTCGCCCTCACCAATTAACTCAACTGCAGCCGTTAATTCATTTGAGCGCGGACGGGATGCTGCCAAATTCGAATCGTTTAGTTTCTCTGGCATCGTAAACACGGCAAAACAAGGTTTACCTGTTCCCATCGCCTACGGGCGCGTATTTGTTGGCTCCGCTGTTCTCTCCAGCGGCCTTGACGTGGATCAAACCCAATGACACGAATTGTTGGCGCTGGTGGCGGCGGTGGCGGTGGCGGCTGCTTTTTAGGGCATACACCTGTTGCCACGCCTGCGGGAAATCGCCGCATTGATGAACTGCAGCCAGGTGATCTTGTCTGGAGCTTCGACGACGTCGGCAAAATCCACGAAGCCAAAGTCCTCAAAGTCCACGAGCACGAAGGCGAGCGCGTCATCCGCTACACACTTTGGGGCGGCCAGCATCTTGATGCCACCCCTAACCACTGGGTTCTAAACCAGTTCAACGCCTTCGTCGAAATCGACACGCTCGGTTCTGACGACTGCCTCGTTGACCACAACGGACACCTTCGCCCCATCGTCGGCAAGACCGAATTCTGCACTGGCACGGTCTACAACCTGACTGTTGAAGGCCATCACACCTTCATCGCTGGCGGAATTCGCGTACACAACGCCGGTTTAGGTCTTGGCATCGCCGGTTCCGGCGGTGGCGGTGGCGGAGGCGGCGGCAGCAAAGGTGGCGGTGGTGGCGGCGGTGGAAGTCGTACCCCGACAGAAGCCGACGATTCGCTCCAATCCGTTCAATACGGCAGCGTGCTGGATCTGCTGTCCGAAGGTGAAATTGACGGCATTGAAAACGGCAACAAGGGCGTTTACCTAGCTGGTACTCAACTTGAAGACGATGCCGGCAACAACAACTTCTCGGGCTTCACGATTGAAACCCGTAACGGTACACAAGCCCAGAGCTACATCAGCCAGCAGATTGGCACCGAAAGTGAAAAAGGCGTCAACGTTGAAGTCTTCAAGGATACGCCCGTTGTCCGCACCATCACGGATTCCGACGTGGATCGTGTGCGTGTCACGCTGCAAATCCCCGCCCTACAAATCTTCCAAGACAACGGCGACATCATCGGCCACAGCGTTCAGATTGAAATCCAAGTCCAGTACAACTCCGGTGGATACACAACAGTTGTAACTGACACTATCAGCGGTAAAACCAGCAATCCTTACCAGCGGGATTACATGCTCTCGCTTTCTGGAGCATTTCCCGTTGACATCAAAGTTGTTCGCGTCAGCGACGACGAAATAACAACACGCCGCCAAAACCTAACCTACTGGTTCAGCTATACCGAAATTATTGACGAAAAACTCAGGTATCCCAATAGCGCACTTACGTACCTTCGTTTTGATTCGCGCCAGTTTGATTCAATTCCAACCCGTAAATATTTAATCCGAGGCATCAAAATTTCTTTGCCGTCAAACGCAACCGTAGATACAACTACGTATCCGGGGCGCGTAACTTACGCCGGCGTTTGGGACGGTACTTTTGGCGCCGCTACGTGGTGCAACGATCCCGCCTGGTGCCTATATGACCTGTTGACCAACACGCGCTACGGCGCCAGCATCCCCGCCAGCAGCCTGGATAAATACGACTTTTACGCAATCAGCCAATACTGCAACACGCTGGTCAGCAACGGCAAAGGCGGACTGGAGCCGCGTTTCTCCTGCAACCTGCTGATTAACAGCCGCGACGAGGTTTATAACGTTATCCAAGAGATGACCAGCTTGTTCCGTGGTATCGCGTACTACGGCGCTGGTTCGCTGGTGCTGCAGCAAGACAAACCCGGCGATTCTCAATATTTGCTGGGACCAAGTAACGTCATCGACGGGCTATTTCTCTACAGCGGCACATCACAAAAAGCTCGCCATACCACCGCAACTGTTGCTTGGCAGTCCTACGACACGCTGGGCGAAGTTGAATACGAATACGTTGAAGATGCAGACGCCGTTTCCAAATACGGCATCATCAACAAAGACATTAAGGCGCTGGGTTGTTACAGCCAAGGTCAGGCCCACCGCGCCGGTAAATGGGCACTGCTGAGCGAACAAAACCTGACCGAAACCGTCACCTTCTCGGTCTCCATTGACAGCGGAATCATCCTACGACCCGGCATGGTGATCGACATTGCCGATCCGCTTAAAGCTGGGACACGCCGCAGTGGCCGCGTCAGTTCTGCCACCACAACCGCCATCACCGTTGATAGCAGCACCAACCTCACCGTCAACCTGTCAAATAGCCCAACAATTTCGGTTCTGATGCCAACTGGTTTGGTGGAAACCAAAACCATCAGTAGCATCTCTGGCACAACGATCAACGTCAGCAGCGCATTTAGCGAAGCACCCAACGCCAACGCCATTTGGCTGATTCAAACCAGCGACATCGAAGCTCAGCAATATCGCGTTCTAAGTGTTGCCGAAGGCG